CCAAGAGTAAGCCTTATCAGAGCACGCGGGGCGGGACAACAACTAACCAACCTGCGGCTGGTCTCAATACTGGTGCGGCTCCAAGTCAACAAGGAGCAGGACAAGGTTTTGGTCTTGGTACACTTCCAGGACCGGCACAAACAGGAGCAGGACAAGGTTTTGGTCTTGGTACTGTTGGTCAAACAGACACAGGCGTAACAGAAACACAAGGTTCTATCCCTGGACTTGGTGGTGGACCAAGTATGCCAGTCACAATAGTTACTATAGATCCTGGCGCTAATAATCCTAAGCTTGGCCCTCCAGGAGTACCTAATCCTGTTACTAATGTTCCTACATCGGGAGGACTGGCATTTGGAGAACCACCTAGTCCCATTGCCTCACAGTATCCTTATTGTCAAACATACACAACTCATAGTGGACATCAATTGACGTTTGATGATACACCCGGTGCTGAATGTCTTGGACTAATTGCATCTTCTGGTTCCGGTCATACTATCGGTGGCGACGGTACTTATGTTCAAAGAACAATCGGCGATCACCACGTATATCACTTAAGAAATTCCCATCACGCTGTTGTTGGAGATCAGCATATGACGACAGGTAAAGATATGCACTTTACCGCAATGGCTGATCATAATTTGACGGTTGCAGGATCATCTACTCAGACCATATTGAATGATGTCCATTTGATCGTGGCTGGTAAACTGGATATGAACATGGGCGAGCATCATAGGATCAAGGCACAGCATCTCATTATTGAAGCCGATACAATTGATATTGTTGGCAACGGTAATGTTCAAATTCAAGCCAAAGGACATTTAGGTATAACAGGTGGAAAGAGCGTCATGGTTACATCAGGAGGTTACATGCATACTTTTGCCGAAGGTGAACACATAACCACAGGTAATGACATAATGCAAGTAAGTAGTGCAAAGGCTATGACTGTGGCGAGTGGTGATACTTACGATGTGAGCAGTGTCAATAATATGACTGTTCAAGCTGGTGCCAGTGGTAATATAGAATCCTTGATAGAAGGTGAAAAGTTGGGCGCTAGTCCTGGTGTATTGAGTATGAAGGCTCAAGGTGCAATGATTCTTCATAGTGTAACCGCAAATATGGATACTGTGAGGCAATGGGACTAGGTGGTTC